CATCTGGTGATAATGTAGTAGAAGCACTAGTATCAGCAGTTGTTATAGTTTGATAAGCTTTAGTAGGTATACCTAAAATTTCAACAGTTGGTCTATTTGACCTATTAGCAGAGTATACGGATTTAGCTGCTGTAAATGTTTTATACGTCATAATTAAGTTGATTTTGTAATTTGATTGTTTTGTCTAGGCCATTTAGTACTAGATGGTGTCCTGTTTTTATGATTAGTATGTGGATAAGTAGTTCCGGTTTCAGGTCTATTTTTTCGATTATAAATCATGATAGTATTAGAATCTCTTGTATATCTAATACGAGCAGCTGTATCACTTTCATCATAAGTTATACTTTGTATACTTAAATCTCTAGTCTTACCATCTTCAGTATAAGTCATGATAGAATTATCTAATCCCATCCGACCTTCTGAAATAGCTTGAACAGCTTCAGCTTGAGTTAAATTAGGTTCTTGTTCTAATAGACATGCTAATATACCTGTTACTTGAGGAGATGCCATAGAAGTACCACTCAGCCTACGTACTTGCCAAGTTTCTCCACCAGTTGTAATCCAATTAGTTCCATTAGTAGTATCTGTTGATAAGGTAGCAGCTAATATATTGTCTCCAGCAGCATAGCATGTAACTCCAGCATCAAACCCTGTCCATCTATAATTGTATGTATCACTCACACTAAGATACATTTTAGATGTAAAATCATCGGAAAGAGGATCATCTGTATCATCAAATGAGGTAGTAGTCGTGTTGTCTATAGCACCTACCATAATTAAATTATCAACTAACCCTTTAAAACCACCTCTAGCATAATGAATTGTAAGAGTATTATCGTAACTTGATTCAGTTCTAGCTACAGAGTAATTATTACTATCTCTTTTTATAATGATTGTATTATCCCAATCTTGATCAGTAGATTTATCTATAGGCCATCCACCATTACCAGCAGACGTAACCATTATAAGACCATCATCTATACAATCTTCAAGATCAGACGTATAACTAGAAACAGGAGCATAAACTTTATTAGCATAATTATTACTATTTTCAGGCATAGTACCATTAAACATAGGTATTCCTGCAGCTCTTAATTGAGCACTAGTAGGATTAACTGTTTCAGTTCCTCTATAATTTAATTTCCAAATGTGATCTCTATATAGTTTATATTTTTCACTACTATTGGAAGGATCAGAAAATAAATAATAAGTACCCCAACTCATATTAACGATAGTTGGGTTTTTTCTTCCTGTACTTGCATTGATACTCTTATTATTATGAAAATATCTAAACCTATCAAAATCAGATGTCATACTATGAGGGGCTATATAAATATTAGCATCTCTAGCCCATCCAAACCATTCACCACAAGCTGTAGAAGCTACATGAGTTGCATGAATGTCAGCTGCAGGATAAGTATATGTACCACCAGTATTTGTATACCAATTATAATTAACGAATCTATTTGTCCAATCAGGTTGAGCTGCATTGGTTTCTATATGACCACCATCATGTATTATTACATCTACATTTTTCCCACTTGCAGTTGATGTTATATCCATCATATAAGCTGGTGTTGTATATAGTTGACCATCATATCCCGTATCTTCATGAGTAGTATTATCTAATATCGGTTTATCATTAGGCCCATCACCTTTACTATGTCTCCAAAGACCCCAATTAGGATATTTATAATTAGCACTATCACTAATTTGTAGCGGTGTAGGTGTATATTGTGACCAACCCAATTTATGAGCACTAGGAACTTCTATAGTCCAGCCATCTGGTTCTTTTATTATTCCATCAGATGCTATGCAATCTCTAACTCTTTCATCTTGTTTTAATTCAGCAACTTCTTCTGGTGTTAAACTATAATGAGTATTACGACTTATAGGACGTTTCTCTATACATTCACAACTTCTATCAGGTATAGTAGTTATATTTGTTTCAGTTTCCATTTCATTATAGAAACTATCTAAATCTTCATGTTTCCATAAAGTAACAATATACTCTTTAGTACTCATTATTGTATCTCCGTTTTGATAAATGTTATAATTACATCTAAATCTCCTGCTGCAATACTACCACTTTCTTTTGATTTAACTCTTATAGGTATTCTGTTTTTATGACTTGCATCAGTTCCTGTTAAATCATTCCAACCTATAACACCTGGAGTAAAATGATAAGTTTTTGGTGAACCTTCAGTAGCATCTGCACTAACAATTTCAGCTATAACACCTGATCCTGGTAATGGATCTGTTGTTTCTATTCTAGAAGCATCATTATGTCTTGCTGTACCTGAATTATAAAGTGTTACCCAGCATTTACGATTTACTTTTATACTTAATAATGTATAACAAGCAGCTCCATCAGCAGTTAATATTTCAGTATATACACTAGCAGCAGCAGATATAGCATCATCATGTTGACCTTGATAAGTTGCATTAGATCCTGTATGTGTTCCAGAAGTAGCATTAGTAATAGTTACAGTAGAACGTTGTGGTAACCTAGCTACATTTAATGTTCCTGAAGTGATCTTAGCTGAATCAAGGTCAGCTATTCTTGCAGCAGCTACAGTACCTGTTGAAATATTAGATCCGTTTAAATTGGTAAGTTCAGTACCTTTACCTAAATATATACCAGCTTTAATTACAGTATGAGTTGAAGTACTTTTATATGTAGTATCTCCACAGAAATAATATATTCCATTATAAGTTACTCCACTATATTCAGCTGCATCATCTTTCCACCATATATGATCAAGATTATTAGTACCTCCATCATTGAAAATAAGAGCTGTATTATTTATATCTACTTTACTAACTGATATATTAGGATCACCTGTTAATCCTTTTGCTAAATCTGCTGTACCAGTTGAACTAGTACCAGTTTCATCTAGTTCTTCTAATTTATATAATGATTGAGTTTGGTTATTATTCAATTCACTAGATTTTAATGCACTACCAGCATTATACGTATGTCGTGCTGCTAATGGTGTTACTCTTGATACTTTTAATTCAGATTCTGGTAAATAAGGAGATGTACCACTACCTAATGTTATAGTAGTAGCTCCATCAAAATATTTAGTAAATCTAACTTTAAAACCTGAACTCGCTACATAATCAATTATAGTATAATGAGTATTTACAGTTTGTAAATGCCCTGCTATTCTAACTTGTATATCAGTTACATATTGAGTTTTAATAGTATACGTATAAGTAGTATTAGTAGCTTGAGAAGCTGCTATAGTTTGAGTATGATATGAATTAGCCATAATTATCTAGAAGGTATTAAGAGATCAGTGGTTTGTTTTGTTTTTTTAATTCTATTAATCTTTATTTCACGTTGTTCATTTATAGCAGATACTACAAGAGGATCTCCTGCTATCATAGCCCATGCTTTCTTACGTGCTCTAGTAAAGATAACATCTATTTTACGATTATGGAAATAATCACCACCTTCAAATTCTCCTCTATTTCCTGAACGTATATCTCTATACATTTGATCTAATGAGGCTAATACTTTAGGATCAGTAGCTAACTTATCTAATTGTCGTTCTAAATTCTGCATACCAATAGCTCTTTGAAACATTGATCTAATCTGTGGTGAATCAGTCAGATTTGTACCATCAGGACCATAATAAGTAGATATACGTAAGTCATAACCACTATCAAATAATAATTTTCTACCAACTGAATGATCTAAATTTAATTGTATTGGACTGAAAGCATTAAACATTCTAGTCATTGGATCCCAATCTTTAATTGGTTTTCCATTTAACATATCATATTTAATCGGTAAATCAGCACCAGGTAAATGTTCACTAATTAAGTTTCTATTTCTTATAGCTTGGTCAATTCCAGATCCTAACTCTCTAGTATATGGAGTAAATAATTTACCTAATTCATTTCTTAAACCACTTAAAGGTACAGTATTATTAGCAATAGATGCAATTATTCGTTCAGCTTGACCAGGACGACCACTAAATAAATCTACAAATTGCTGTAATCCTGCTAAATATGATTTACTAGTAATACCTTGAGCAATAATTAATGATACTTTAAGTAGTTGATCTTTAGTCCATTCTTCACCCATTAATTGACTAGCATCACCTATATCAGCAATTAAAGTAAAGATTTGACTAAATGGTTCAATAGATTCATGACCTATCCATATCCCACCTAATTTAATACTACGTTGATGATAATTAGCATCTAACCATACTTGACGTTTCTGTCTATCAACTGGTCCATTACCTGTTAAATCACCTCTCATCCATGCCCAGGATGCTAAACTAACTAATGCACTACCAATTGCTAATCTACCTGTTTGTAATGCCTTAGCATTATCTAATTCAACAGCATTAGTAATACCATATTGCCTGAGATTATCTATATCTTTAGCCGTAGCAAAAGCTATATCATTAAATTCTTTAACAAGAAAATTAAAACCAGGAGTATGTTTAGCAGTTAATTTTAATCCATTAACACCTGTTTTAGCAAATAAGAAGAAAGGTTTAGCCCATGGATTAGCTTGGAATACTTGGTTTAATCCTTGTGCCATTCCTTTAATTGGACTTTGTAAAGTTACTTCATCTTTTCTAAATTTTACTGCTTCATCTATTATATTTCCATTACCATCAAATATCTCACGATAGAAATCTTCTTCAAATACTTTAATTAATTCAGGAGTTACTTCAGGATAAGCTGTTAATTTACCTTGTGTTTGAGCATCCATAGCAGACCTAAAAGCTTTCTCTCTCATCTTTGCTCTACCTAAAATATAACCAAAAGCATCATCAGTAGCTGCCATTAACTTAGTAGAATAAGTTAAGAAACTACTATTATTTAAAGCTCTAGCCATATTAGCTATAGAAAATGCTACTTTATCTCCTACAGTTACATTCTCACTATTCTCAATCCATCTTCTGATAATTTCCCAGTTAGCATCATTACTATTCCATTCAGAGAATCTAGTTTTAACAGTAGATATATCACCACTCCAATAACCATTTAACTTAGTTTTAAATAATTCAAAAGCTTCTGGTATAGATTCCATCATAGCATTTAACGATGCTAATCCAGCCTTAGCTGTCATAGTATCTCCAGTAAAAGGTGCTCTTAATGTAGCTCCTAAAGCTGTGGAGAAGGGAGTAAGGAATGTGGCTGTACTTGTACCCATAATAGCTCTCATAGGTGTTTTAGGACCACTTAGAATACTATGAATCATTACACCTTGAAGTTGTCTCATTATTTCTCCAATCTGCTGCTTACCTTCTATTTCTCCTCCTATAACTAATTTCCTCATAAATGCTTCAAAATCATCTAAAGAATTAACAGTTTTCATAGATGAAAATATCTCAAATAAACCCATTAATAAATCATTATTATCACTTTTATCAACTATTTTTAATAAAGATTGAATAGATTCTCTAGTATCTATCATTTCTTTTGTTAAAGTTTCATCGAGATATCTACGTTTACCAGCTCCTAATTCTCTAAAGTTTTGTGATTTAACAATTCTAGCTCTCTTAACTTCAGTAAGAGCTGTCATCATTGTATCTACAATTTGTTCTAATGGTCCATCAGTACTTTTTAAATTAACAAAATCAGCTATTTCTCTACCAGCAATACCTCTATCGCGTATTTCTTGTAGTAATGTACCTATTACTAAATCAGTAACAACAACATTTTTACTGGTAATTGTAGAGATTTGATCAGGTGTACCAGTATCAAATATATCAGCGGACTCAAATATTTCTTGTAAATAGTCATCTGCTGACATGTCAGCGGCATTTCTACCTTGAGTAATCCGTTGATGAGCTGCTATAGCATCACCAAATACTTCGACTAAGCGTTTACGACTACCTCCAACTTCTTTTAATATCTTTTGATATCGTTCAGAACTTAATAAACGTTTTAAAGTTTGATCTACAATTTCAGGACTAACATTAGCTTCTCTAGCTACCCTTTCTTTTTGTATTGGTGTTACAACATTACCTGCTGAACCTTCTTCAGCTCCCCATTGATTTCTAATTTTCTTTTGATTTATATAAACTAGTAATGGGTCATCTTGAGATAAATGTGCAGCTTGTTCAGGACCAGCTATAGGTTTATTTTTACTACCTCTAAATTCATCACCTCCGAAATAATTCTTCCTTACTTCTTGTATACCTTTTCTTAAAGTTTCTAGTTCAACACTTTTACCACGTTCTTGAACGGATTGTATTACTTTTGATGATCCTTTACCTAGTAGAATTGTGGCCCCATCAAATACAAAACCTATACCCATACCTTCTACTATATTTTTTAATTTCATCCATACAGGATGATCTGTATCTTTAGTAGTGATAGGTGTATCCATCCAACCATAGTGTTTAGTTAGACTTCCTAATGCATTATGACCATCAGATTCTTTCGAGATTAAATCAGTTACTGCACCAACTCCAGCAGCTCTTACTAAACTATTAGTACCAGCCCAAGCTGCACCCATACCAAATCTAGCTAATGAAACTTTAGCAGCAGGTATAATAGCAGCAGCCATAGTACCAAAATGAACTGTACCTCTTAATAATTTACCCCACCATGTTTTAGTAATGATAGGGTTATCTGGATCTGTAAATGGATCCCATTCAGGTTTATAAGAACCAGTTTCTTTTCTTTCTTTCTGCATCTCTCCACTGAGAGCATCTACAGTACGTTCAGGGAAAGTAGCTATAGATGATACAGTATCTTGTACACCACCTGTCCCAACTGATTGAAGTTCTTTAGCAAATGCTTTAACTCCCCATTTATCAGCTTCTCTAGGATCTTGTTGAACAGCTTCAGCCTTAGCATCTGCTACTTCTTCTTGTTGTTGAACAGCTTCTTGTGCTTGTTCATCAGCTTCAGTTTGATCTAAATAACTACCTAATGCTTCTGCTGCTTGATGCAGACTTCTAGCATCAATATTAGTAGGATCTATTTGCATAATATTACCTTAGTAATTAGTTGTCAATTAATGTATCCTCCAAGATTTTCATAGCAACACCTGGAGTTAAGTTTTCTAATCTTAAATAAGGAGGTAAATCTCCAGTTATTAAATAGAATTCTTCTAAATCTTCTTTAGATATTTCAACTAGTCGTAACCAACTAGGATCAGCAGATGAATATTGATTCCATGAATTAGCCTTAGCTCTTAAAATAGGAATCAGATCTTCTTTTGTTGTAATTCTTGGATCATTTAATGCTTGAATCATCCAATCTATATCTGTATTATTTTCAACAACTCTATATGTACTACTAGGAGAAGGTTTATTAGTTAAAAGTTCTTGATCTTCAACAGTTAGATTAGTTCGTTCTGGTATTAATTTACCATCATCTTTAATTAAACCTGTAGCAATTAATCTAGTTTTCATTAATTCATAAGGTGTAATTTTAAGAGGGAATCTCCTATAATAATCAGGTAATTGTCCACCATGTGTAATATAGTCTAATGCTGCTTTAAGATGTAATTCTTCACCTAACCATGGATCTTTGCTATATAATAACTTACTATTTTCAGCTAGATTTGTTAGTGTAGTTTGCAATGCTCGTTGTGATGCAACATCTCTTGCTATAGTAGGAAAGGAATCAAAAGTACCTTTATAAATTTCAGTATGAGTTTTAACCATAGCATGGCTATAAGCTGCTTCATGTGAAGAACCAGCTCCACGTTCTGCTACATATATTGCATTAAAGAACTTATCAGCTTGTTGTTTAACAGCAATCCATTTGTCTGATTTACCTTTAGAAGCATCTTGTTCATTTGTATACGTAGATGCTTGACCTATAATCCATTCTTTTTTCTCAGTAAGTTGACTTTGAGTCATACCATTACCACTAGTACTTCTAGCTCTCCATTTTTGGATTAATTCACTATCCTGTAAACCACGTAAATCCTCAGAAGTAATTATTTCACCGTTGCTATATCTATGTTCTAGTATACGATTTAATTCTAAATCATCATAATCATTTTGTGTTAAATAATTATCTATCCATTCAGCACGTTCTCCAAATTGAATCATATGTTGTTTTTGTGCTTCAAATAACATATCATCAGTAACACCTGTCTCTGAATCAGTCCATTCAGATATTGTTTTAGTTTTAAAAGTATTTTGAGCTAAGTCTTTTTCTTCTTGTTTAGATTCAATTTGTTTTAGTTGGATCTTACGTTTTAATGCTATTATTTTACTAGAATGAACTTTCCAATAATCACGTATAATTTGTGTAGATCCATCATTAGCTATAAATTCATGATCTAATATATCTTCTAAATCTTGTACACTAAATTCATCTGTTTCTGCTAATTCTTCAATAAATTTAAATGCTTCATCTCTAGATTTTAACCAATTATTATCATTCAAACCATGATAAATTCTAATCCATTGAATAACACCATCACCTTTATTAGTTTTTACTAAACTTTTTAAATGATCTTTTCTTAATGCTGTAGCTTCTTCTTTGTTAGCTGCTGTTTTATCAGTAATAAATTTTGCAATATAACCTTGATGATCTTCAAACATAGGACTAATAAGATGCTTCCTAAGTAATCTTTCACCAAAACCTGTATTAATTAAAGGTTGTATAAAATTCCTAGCTATCTCTTGACTAGCTACTATAGCTTCAGCTGAATTAGCAGCACTAGTAAAGGTATATTCTTTACCATCTTCACCTACAATAATTTGTTCCCCTCTAGCTCTTTCAAAATAAGCTTCATAAAGTTTACTTGTTGTAGTAAGTAGTTGTATATCATTTAATAAACCTTTATTTCTCATATAAAGTAAATGAGCTAATTCTGGATTACTTTCTTCTAGTTGTCTTCCAGCTGTTGATACTTCTGCTTGACTCATATTGAGTTGTAAAGTTGTATCATCCTCTTCAAGCTCAGATACATTTATAAAATTATTTAATATTTCATTAGTTTGAATACGTTCTTTATTCCAATCATGTAAAGCTTTAGCTTGTTGAGAGAATTCAATGAACTCACCCCATTGTTCATTACGTCTTTTTACGTGATCATTATTTATAGCAATTAATTGATCAAAGTGAGCATTTGCAGCTTCAATTGCTTCATCTTGTTGTCTATTCACATTTTCAGTCTGATCTACATCTGTAGCCGTATAATTAAGCTTACTGATATCAGCTAGTGAGCGTTGTGTAAATGAGTTCATGATCAAGTAGTAAAAGGCTTTAAGAAATCATATGCCTTAGTACCTTCTGCTATACCAGGCATTCCTATGGCAAAGCTTGCAGCAGTCTTTGCAACGTCTAGAGCAGGTTGTAAGCGTTCCCATTGTGTAGCATAAGTTCTAATAGCTGGCATACCATACTGTGGTTTTAAACCTAATTTAGCTCTATTCTGAGCCATTGCAGATTGATATTGTATCTCAGCTCCTCTACCTAAAATATGTTTATTGAGTTGTACTCCTCTAATTTGATTCTCAATATCACTAGTTTTTGCTAATAAAGCTAAAGTTTGATTCCGTCCCCAAGATCTAGATCTACCACCTTCATTACTGGGTTGTCCTGCTTGAGCTTCCTTATAAGCTTTTTCTGCATATAATCTTCCTATACCTTCTGCTTGCTTAGCTTGTGCATATATATCACTATATGCTCTACTAAGACCCATACCTATTCTTTGATTGTTCTTTTCCCAATTAGCTGCAGAATTAATATATTTAATTTGATTACCATGAAAAGCAAAATCTTTCTTTTGTTTTTCTAGTTCAGCAGCTTGTTTATTTGGATCGGCACACATAGCAAAATTCTATAAATGGTAAGTTATTAGGACCAAATAATAATTCTCTTAAGAATTTAAATCCTAAAAATTTGAGTAATTTTAAATGAACAGTATTACGTTTATCTACTACATTCCATAGTAAACGTTCAGATCGACCTTCTACATAACGTTTAGCTTCTCTAGCAAATGTAATAGGATAATCATTAATAGCTGGTGTACATAACATCCAGATAGCTCCATCCGAACTAACACCTGCCATACCAGCAGTCCTGCCGTTAGGCACCGTGAAATACACATAGGAGGGAATCTGAGAGACGTAATCAGCATAATCTATTAGATCTATACCATGGCCTTCTTCGACCTCTCTACGGTCTTCTGGACGTAAATTAGAGGCTACCTCAATAGCAGCCTCCAATGTGATTGGGTGGATATATTTAGACACGTTTATAATATTTGGGTGTATAATCTCCTTCCCAACTTAAAGAATGTAAAGTAGCAGGTGAAGGATGAGATGATTTTAAAGTAATATCTACATTCTCATTCTTATCATAAACAGGTATTATTTTTATTTGTTCATCTACATATGGAGCATCAGATACATTATAAGCATTAGTAACAGCTGATTCACATAATTCAGTATAAGTAGGTTTACCTAATCTAGTTAAAGTAGTTTCATAATGACCAATTTTACCAAAGCTTAATTTAACTCTATGTAAAACTAAAGAAGCATTAACATCAGCTATAACTTGCTCACCTGTTTGTTTCTTTACATAAATACGTGGTAAATCTACTTGATAATCATAGACATATCCTATTTTAACAGTTATACCAGACCAGTCACCAGGTACTGTAAAATCATCACCATTAATTACTGTACAATGAGCATAATTACCTCGTCTAGCATCAGCTTGATCGTCATCATATAGTGCTAAAGTACCATTTGGTGAAGTTATATCATCAATCCAATCACTTTGATTAGTAAATGTAGTAAGACCAGTACCTGCATTATAACTACCACTACCTACTGTAGTCCAATTATCTAAATGGATAGGATAATTTACTCCCTCTTCATCAATATCTAAATCTTCTTCTGTTTGAATTATATTGATTTTTTGTAAGAAATTATCTGTATCTATGAAATAATATCTATCATCAATAATAAAATGATATTTAACAGGATTATTTAATTTCCATTTAAACCATGCAGATTGTTTACGTTGGTCAGCTAAGTTAAAATATCTAAATCCATATACTATATCTGTATCAGTTTTACCTAATATTATAATTCCATTTTCTCTAGAATTAGTTATAAGATCTAAATCTTTTGGTAATAAAGTAGGAACTAATTTTGATACTTCAATTACTGTTGGTTCTGCTTCTCTACCAGAATTAGCCATTTCATTTAATCTACTATATTTACCTGAATTATCTATATAAGCAATAGTAGTACCTAATGAAATAGGTGGTAGATTAGTATTATAATTATAAGTAGCTAGACTACCTAATTTAGCAGTATCAGGATTTAATACTTCTGCATCAGAAGTTAATAAGAATTGTTGATTAGAACTAAAGATTAATAAACCTGCATTTATTTCAATACCATCAAATAATTCAGAAGGGAAAGTTGAGCTACAAGCTATATCTATAGGATCATTATTACTAACTGTTAAAGCAGTTTCATTAAAGAAATTAGGAGTACCTAAATTACCAGGTTGACTAAGTATTACATTATCATTACATAAAAAAGCTAATCTATTTCTATGGAATAGTATCTTATTTAATTTATTATCTACAAAAGACGGCATAGGATTTGTAGTAGTATCACCTACTACTCTATCTTGCCATGTATACTTCTTAACTAAGAAAGTACCATCAGCTTGTCTTTGTAATATATGAGGCATAGAAGTAGCTTCAAATCCTAAAGCTATACCAGGTTCTGCACATTCTTCCCATGATCCTGAACCACTATTATTATTAGTACCTTGGAATTTTAAATAATAATCATCTTCATCAGACATTCTAGAATTTGCTATTTTAACAATATAACCATGTTTACATTGAGTAGGTAATTCTGTTACATCATTTACAGTATCTTGCATGACTCTCATTAAGTCAGGTTCAATGATTTCTACATTAAATGCACTCTGAGATGATAAATATATACCATTACCTATAGTTGTTGTCTCTAGGGCAAATTCAAGTGTTTGGTTATTATTCCCAGTACCAGTTAAATTAATAGCTGTACCTGCCTCTGCATTAGCAGCAGTAGTAGCTAATTTTATAGTATTAGCATCAACTTTAATTATAAAATAAACTGTATCATCAGTTAATCCTGCTAAAGTAGTTCCACTATTATTTTTATATCTATAAGCTTGGCCTGTTAATAAACCATGACTAGTTATAGTTATAACTTCAGTACCTGTATTAACATCACCAGTTGCTATTGTAAATGAATTGATATTAGTTAATTCACCTAACACACCACCTATAACTTGATCTGTAGTAACAGCAGTATCTGAATCAAATGGTGTAGGCTCAGGTCTAACTTGTTTTAAATCAGCTTTAACTGTACTTGTTGAGATTTCTAAAACTTCTATAGTATAACTAGATGGTAATGTATTTGTATCAGAAACAGAATCATCTTGAACTTCTCCTCCACCTTTAGCTTGAGTTAACTTAACAGTTGCTGTATCTCCTACTTCCCAACCTTCTCCACCATGTAATAAAGTAACTTCTCTATTATAAGTAGCTCGATAAGTTGTTCCAGCTGGCTGATTATCAACACTATCAGCAGCTATTTGGGCTTGACCTAAAGTAGTAATACGGAATATAAGATTATTTCTACCACTTGTTAAAGTAGAACCACTAGAGTTTTTTACATTTACAATAGAATCATTAACTCCTGAATAACTACTAGCTGCTGTTACTGTAAAAACTTGAGTACCAATACCTGGACATTCCCCACTACCAGTCCCTTCATTTAATGTATCACTTTTTATCCTAATACGTGTGGCTGATTTTACTGTTTCATCTACTGCAGCCGCAGGTGTAGCTAAGTTCAAACCATATTGTCTTCCATTTTCTGTTCTTTTAAATTCCAGAAAAGCTGCATAAGGGTGAGGTTTACCAGGTGTTGTACCTGTTGATGTTATAGTCCTAGTTCTATTAGCTAAAAAAGTAGTATCATTAATACTTAAAGCTTGTACCTCTTCAGAAGTATTAGGGTTTAGATAAAATATGCCAGGTGTACTACCAATAGTACCACTACTTGTGGTTGTAAACTTAAAAGTGGTAGTATTATCAATTTCTGTTATTGTATAGTTACCATCTGCTGGTGTTCCTGGACCATTAAAATAAATAATATCACCCTCTGATAATCCATGAGCACTATCTGCTACAAGTGTTACTGTGGTACCTGATCTACTGAAAGACCCCGAATATTGTTTTTTTAAATAATTTAGTATAGCAACATGACCAGTAGTATCACCACCTCCTAGATTACTTTTATAATTACTATTAGTATCATCACTATTTATTGTTCCTTGACCTTGAGCATTATACCATACGGTTTTCTGTACTCCATCATTACAACTCCATATTCGTACTCTACCATCATCAGCTATTTGACCTACATAAGCTCCTTCTTTTTCATCTCTATAATAATGAAACCATGATCCATGACTAGTACTTACACTAGTTAATTTAGTAGTACCTATTCTTGCACTACCAGGTCTCTTATATAATCCATAAGTTATATCAGGAATACCATTTATAATGTTTTTAACTTGACCAGGGAATTTTAATTGATCTGGTT